TGCCAGTTTGGACGAGGGTATACTGATGCCTAACTTTAAAGCTGGAGAGGGAGCAGACTATCTTCAGATGGTTAATCGAGCGCGGCTGCGCATGGTTAGTCTGGACGTGGAGTTTAACGAGGCTGCGAACAGGGACTTGTACTTTCCAAAGTTGGAGCAATTGAACCAACAGATGATTGAGTACAAGATTGCCACGGAGAAGTTTGACTTTGTGGACATGATCGAGAAGTACATCGAGGTCGGAGAGCCGCCCCACCTAGACTATCTGTTCATTGATGAGGCCCAAGATTTCACGCCATTGCAGTGGCACATGGCAGCTAAGATATCGGAACGCTCGGACAAAGTTTACATCGCAGGGGATGATGACCAAGCCATTCACAGGTGGACGGGCGTAGATGTTAAGCTGTTTAACAATAGCTCCGAGAACATCACGGTCTTGCAGCAAAGCTACCGCATTCCAAAGTCGGTGTGGCGAGTGGCGAGAACCATTGCACACAGGATCGAGGACCGTCACCTCAAGATGTTTAAGCCCCGAGACGAAGAAGGGACGGTTGAGTATGTTCACCACATGCAGGACATTCCGTTGCACGAGGGTTCGTGGACGCTCATGGCAAGAACGAACTCCATGGTGCGTGACATGGCTAAGTATATACGGCGCTCGGGTTTCAAGTATTCTGTGAAAGGAAGGCCAAGCATATCTCTTGAACTGGTAGCTAACCTGCAAACATGGGACGATCTGTGTGCCGACAGGGAAGTGGGCGTACAAAGGATCAAGGATCTATACGAGGCCGTTCCAAAGCAGGGGAAAAACAAGGTTGTGAAGCGCAACAGTAGGCAGATGCTGGATCTGTTACCGTCCGACGCGACGTTAGACATGGAGATTTTGCAGCTTCAATACGGGTTGGTGGTTGGCGCAGAGACGAGTGCGTATGATGTTATGCGTGTGTCCCCAGAGGACCGTGATTACATCGACGCGATGGAGAGAAGAGGTGACGATTTGATGTCCGAGCCTCGTATAAAATTGTCCACCTTCCATGCTATGAAGGGGGGAGAGGACGATAACGTTGTGGTGTACACTGCCTCTACGAAAGCAGCGACCCAGAGCGAGCACCAAGACGATGAGCACAGGGTGTTTTACGTTGGCGTCACGCGAGCACGACACAACCTGTGGGTCTTACAAAGTGACTATAGATACAGGTATACGATATGACAATTGAGCAAGAGCGCTTTGATTTTATCGAAGCTGAAATCGAACGAGCCTACGTCCATGCGAACGACGAATGGAAACAGGAATACTACGACAACGCAGCCAAGTATTTGTCCGAGCACGAGTTTGTTGAGGGCGGAAAGATTTGTGCGTTTTGTAGGTCGCAAGGGATGAAAGATCCTCACCATCATAATGTTTGGGGGGCTATGATGGCATCTCTGCGAAAGTTAGGGTGGGTTGAGAAGGTGGGAATGGTACGTCCTACTACACGCCACACACACATTGACAAGGTATGTCAATGGAAAAGCAACTTGTTTAGAGGATAACGGTATGAAGAGAGATAAGGTTTTAGACGAGGCTAAGAAAACTATTAATGGTCAGAGGGCCAAGGATTACGGTGATGCATACGAGAATTTCACTCGCATTTCTGATGGGTGGAACCTCATAATCAAAGAGGCACAGTGCACCAATGGTTACGTCACCCCGCAACATGTTGCGTTGATGATGGACTGGGTCAAGACGGCTCGGTTGCTGAATGATCTTAGCCACGAAGACTCTTGGGTAGACAAGGCTGGGTATTCGGCACTGGGTGCGGAGTGCGGGGATCGTGAGAGCGAAATACAAGAACGATTGAAGTTGTTTATGGGAAATAAAGATGCAAAAAAATCTATTCGGGAGTGATCTCCACCACCAGATTAAGAACGAGTTGGACTTGATCGACGCGGACTGGAACATCCCACCCGAGTATCCTGATCTTACAGGGTACAGTGAAGTGGCTGTGGATCTGGAAACCTTTGACCCCAACATCAAAACCTTGGGCCCGGGATGGGCGCGAAAGGATGGGCACATCATTGGCATTGCGGTAGCCGCAGGGGAATACAAAGGGTACTTCCCGATCCGCCATGAAAACTCCCACAACCTTGACCCCAAGTTCACCTTGCGGTGGCTCAAGAAGCAGATGTCCGTTCCCGATATGAACGTGATCATGCACAACGCAACATACGATGCGGGTTGGATGAGGGCCGAGGGCATAGAGATCAAGGGTCGGATCATCGACACTATGATTACAGGGGCCTTGGTTAATGAGAACCGCTGGTCCTTTGGCCTTGATGCTATGGCTCGGGACTATGTGTCTCTGCGTAAGAACGAGCGCCTGCTACAGGCGGCGGCAAAAGAGTGGGGCGTGGATCCCAAGTCTGGTATGTACAAGCTGCCCCCTAAATATGTCGGGGCCTATGCCGAGCAGGATGCCGTGGCTACGCTCAAACTATGGCAAGCCTTGAAGGTCAAGCTGGAAGAGGAGGAACTCTGGCACATCTGGGATATCGAAAACGGTTTGATCCGTTGTATGCTCGACATGCGAACCAATGGTGTACGCGTAGACTTGGACAAGGCGGAGCAGAATAAGAAGCTGATCCGTAAGCAGTCGAAGCTATTGCGTGGCAAGATCGAGAAAGAGGCTGGCATGGAGGTGGACATCTGGGCATCGGCATCGATCCAGAAGATGTTCGACAAGCTAGGTATGGAATACCTTACCACGGAGAAAGGTGCGCCATCCTTCACCAAGTCATTCCTGAACGAACACCCCGCCGAGATATGTCAACAGCTAGTTAAGCTGCGGGAGTTTGATAAGGCTGACGCCACGTTTATTGACAGCATCCTGCGGCACGAGCACAACGGACGCATCCATACGGAACTGCACTCGACACGACGAGACGAAGGTGGGACTGTGACTGGGCGATTTTCGTCGTCCAACCCCAACCTCCAGCAAATCCCTGCCCGAGATCCCGACATCAAGAAGTTGATCCGCGGATTGTTTATACCAGAAGAGGGTATGCAGTGGGGATCGTTTGACTATTCAAGCCAAGAACCGAGGCTCTTGGTTCACTTTGCTGCAAGCGTACCGTCTTCAATCCGGAGCCATGTCGTGGACGATGTGGTCGATGAGTTCAATCGAGGGGACGTTGACCTACACCAGATGGTTGCCGATCTGGCAGGCATTACACGCAAGCAGGCAAAGACCGTGAACCTTGGGATCATGTACGGCATGGGGGTAGCCAAGCTGGCAGACCAGTTGGGCATCCCTGCACAGGACGCCAAGGATTTAATCTCTCAGCACCGCAGCAAGGTTCCGTTTGTTAAGCAACTTGCGGACATGGCAACCAAGCAGGCTGACAAGAACGGTCAGATACGAACTCTACTGGGCCGTAAGTGCAGGTTCCCACTGTGGGAGCCCAACAAGTTTGGAGTAGGCAAACCTCTATCTCACGACGAAGCACAGAAGGAGTATGGGAAGGACATCAAACGAGCCTTTACATACAAGGCGCTCAACCGTTTGATCCAAGGATCAGCAGCCGACCAAACCAAGAAGGCCATGCTGGATTGTTACAACGAGGGGCTTACCCCTATGCTCACGGTACACGATGAGCTATGCTTTAACATAGAAAGTGACGATCAGGCAGCTAGGATAAAGGAGATCATGGAGACAGGCATACCGCTCAAAGTTCCATCTAAAATCGACGTAGACATTAAAACGGATTGGGGAGAAATAGAATGATCGATCCAGACATACCAACACTTGGACTGAAAGACATGCATCGTATGCAGGTACAAGCCCTTATGGATTTTGTGGGTGAAGCCCTTAACTTAGCAGCGCTAACCAATGACGAAGATGTACTACGCGAGACCGAAGAAAGCGCCGACGAACTGGTTCGGTTGTTCGGAGGCAATGGCGTCAAGGTAACTATCGAGACGCTGTAGCAATCTCCATGTTCCGGGCGACATCGATTGGGTTGTCGCCCAGCAACGATGGACTTACCGCAGCCGTGCGGACAGGGCCCGTTGGAACTTGGAGTGAACCTTCTTCAACTGGAACTCCGAACAAAGGTGTTTCTGTTGGTGCCTCGGGCGTAACTGGGTCTCCAAACATTGGCGTTTCTTCAACCGTGGGTAAGGGTTGATCAAACGAACGTTCGATGTCTCGTAACATTACATCATCAATGTAGTCAAAAGGAACTTGGTCGAGTGTACCATTGCGAGCCATGTCTCCCAAAACATCTTTGCTTACTTTAAACGGCATGTAGATGTCTGAGACCAACTCCTTAATGCCGCTAATACCAGCTTCCTTTAATGCCTTTTGTACGTCGCCGTCATCCATTCCAAAAGACTCAACGGCCTTGATAACCCTATTGAAGTCCCTGAAGGCCCGGAACCGTGCTTCGTTGGCATCGTCGTAGGCTTTGATTAACTCGTCTCGTGTTACGTTTTGGCGACGGGCCACTGAGTTAAATATGTTAGCTGAGTCTTGACGAGCCCGAGCAAACTCATAACCTTTGTACTTCAATGAATCAGTTGCTTGAGAGTCTGACTCCGTGATGCCAGAGAAAGCACGGGCAAGTTCCTGAGACAGATCCCGCTCCCGACCCATGCGGTCTTTCTCGCTGATGCCCAGTGTTTCGTTCAAGTCCATACCGTTGATAAACCCACGAGCAAAACGACTTGGCTCGATCTTCCCGCCACTCTCATCCAATGGAATAATCGAAGGCAGTAGTGTGTCCGCGATATGGGCAAACGACTTGGCGACTTTGTCGCCAGCGTTGTCTTCTGGGTTGTAGATCTTTGCACCCGTAATTGTTTTACCGCCCCGACCAAACTGACCCAGCGCACTCATCACAGGGTTCTCTGCATCAGGATCGAGCACGTCCCTAAACGCTGCCAGTGCGATTGCTTCCTGTGTAAAGGGAGCCATAAGCTCTCCCAAAGAAGAGAATGCCGCCTCCGATACTACCTGACTACTTGACTTACCGTCCCGCATACCTCGTTCGTAGGTGTTTATGGCTGCAATCGCAGTGCGCTCAAGCATGTCGTATGGGTTCGAGTAGCTGTAGTTGATGTACTTTGGTGTGCCGTCCTCGTGCCGACCAATCGGCACAAGACGTGCGTTCTTCTCCCACGGTGCAGCAAGAGAATCTTGATACGCGTCCATCTCTTCTTTGGTCACACCAGATGTCTTGTACGCCAGAGACGATACCCCTGCTGGAAGTGTACCAAACGTGGTTATTGCCCCAGTTAAACGACGTAGCCCAATCTTCTGTATCTCTACGTTGGGGTCTGCCAACTCATCGATGCCACGGGCAATCGTGTTAACCCCTGTCCGCATGATCTCGTAGGGGAAGGCAATGAAGTTACCCACTGGAGCACGGCGCAATGCACGGATAGCCTCGGGTGCAAGGTTATAGTTCGGCACTGTGTTGCGAACAATACGGGCGGCTTCTTCCCGCAAGAACACATCCGTGTCCATCTTTTTCCCAGTTTTTCTTTTAATGTACTGCGCTTGCTCATCTGGCGTCATCTTAGCCAAGGCGTTGCGTAACTTGTTGCTTTCGAACGTGTAGTTGTACACCTTCCAGATGTCGTCGCCAGCTTGGTATAGGTTTTCTGCGCCCTTACCTTTTTTCTTTATGAACCCAAGTATGGGATTGTCGGTAAGGTTGGACCCAAACTTGCGGGTGGCAGCGATCCCCTCTACGGTTTTCTCGTCAGTGTAACCAAACCCTTTGGCTACCAGTTCCTGTAATTCGCGCAGTTCCGCTTGACTGTTTACAATGCCAAGCCGTTGTAATTCCTTAAACTCTTCCGCCGCTTTTTCAGGAGGCATACGTTTGAGGTTGTTAAACACCAGACCCACGGACTCGTATAGGTTCGCACCTTTACCGACGTTGCCTTGCGCTGCGGCAAATGCCGAGGCCGTTGTTACATTTCGGATCTGTGTAATAGGAGACAAGATGGTCTTACCGTACTGTGTCCCACCTTTGACCCGTAGAAACCCCGAGTAGGTGGAGCGAAGAGCGTTGCCCAACCAGCCCACATCACCCACAACCGTGCGTGTCAGATCCTGATACACCCGTTCGGGAACAGCAAACCCATGCAGCGAACCCCACCCAGACTCCAAGATGTCTTCGGGTTTGCTTTTGTCCGCCTTACTGCTGCCTCTTCCAGAACCGAGGACCACGAACCCTTCTTCTTCGATCATCTTAATTTGATCTGGGGACATGCCTTCGGTGTTGCGGAACAGTTTACCTATGCCATCTGGCGCAGATTCAGCCGCAGCGCGTATGGTTCCGAAGTAGTTATCCACGGCGTTGAACTCAGCCATGTCAGACACAGTGGCAACGTAGTTTTCCAGTGGGTTCTTTACTTCTCCGAGCAACGCCTTTTGATAATCTTTCAGGTTAGACCGTGTGATAAACAGATCTGTTCTAAGTTTGTCGGCGGCTACCTTGGCTGTACCTTTAAAAGGTTTCTTGTTGCTCTGACGTTTATAGCGTTCCAAGAAATTGTCTCGGGCAATCCGTGCTTGATCGTCAGTCACCTGACCAAGTAGTTTAAAGTCTTCGCTAAGTCCCAAGTCTTGTGCGCTTCTAGGATCCCGAGCGCTCTGAGCTACCCTAGCCAGTTCATCTTGCACGGCAACGGCGTCAGCTTTAAAGCCCGCGGCGGCTTGCTCCAACGCTTCGTCGGTGGGTTTGTAGTTGGCGTCCTCAAAGATACGATACCGCCTGCGCATGTACGAACCAAGGTTTCCTCGAATGGTTTCGGACAGCAGCTTCTGTGTATCTTTAGATACCATGTCATTCTTTTTTAGAAAGTCACTGTCGAGAATCTTGGCGCTCAACTCATCCATGTGGCTGCGCATGGACTTCAACGTAACGCCGATATCGTCATCAAACAACTTCAGCATTTCGTTCGCGGCTTTTCTGTCGGGCATTGTCAGGTACTTGTCGATGGCGTTGTATGCGTCTGCTTTAGCAAACCTGCTGCCCTTCGCTAGTTTTTTGTTTGCTTTCTTCATCAACGTATCAAGTTGCTTGTCCAACCTGTTGGTCAACTTATCCGCAGCCTGCACCTCTGCTTCAGTCAGTCCCGGGATCAAGGACCGAGACTCAGCAACCGACTCTGGTAGGATACCGCGATACCGCAACGTAGCCAGCGCTTCTGCTACGCCATTCTTAAACGCACCTTGGTCTGCACCCAAGCGCCGTGCTTCTTCAATCTCCGCGGCTTTGCTCCCGACCTTTTCTGCGCCAGCCTTAATCCCACGAGCCGCTTGCGTAAGGATAGGTATCTGACCAGCGGCGGTGGCTGCGGCTCCTGCGGTAGCGCTAAGACCACGAGCAATATACGGGGCAGCAACAATACCCGCGGCCCCTTCCAGTCCAACCTTGGCCTTGTTCATCAGGCCCTCTAGTGCTCGCTCTTCGCCCTCCAGACCAATCAAGTCTGTTGTTTCTGTGGGTCCGCCCTCAAAGAAATCACCGATGGTGGTAGTGTCGCTTGTGGCAGTGACTGCATCTGCGGCCCCCGCAGCACCAAGCCCCGCCATAAACTTACCCGCTTTCCCCGCCTTGGCTACGGCGTTTAACCCTTGGATGCCCTTGGCAGCAAGGCCCCCGGGCACAACAAACTGTACGCCTACTTCACCGATAGCCCCTGCAATTCCCGTTGGGTCAAGTCCAAGGGTGTCTCTGAAACTCTCAAACCCCTGAACCACATCGTCGTGGTAGTCTGTTCCTGCAAGAGCATCCGAGGCCAGAGCACCAAGCTCCGCAACTCCTTGTACAACTTTCGTTGCACCAGATCCTATGCCCTCGAAAAACTCTTGGGCTACGCCTTCGTATTCAGTAGGGTCGTAATCAGATTCTCCAAGCACTACCCCAGCGCGATTGCCCGGAGTAGCTACAGGCTCCCCGAACATTGGAGTTTCATCTACGGCAACGCCAAACAGCTTTTCATCCGCCATCTAAGACTCCGTTACTTTGGTTTTCGTCGTTTTTCACCGTTTTGCATAAACTCAGTGTCAGGGGGAAGTGCATCGTACTGTTCTTGAGTTGTAACAACAGGGAGTTCCCCGCCTGTCGCAGTCGGCGTGGTAATGTCAACACGCCCTGTTTGTGCAAACCTAGTGCCTACTAACTGATCAGGAGTATAGGATTGTTCTACAACGTTACGAGCTTGTCCGTCGGCCCACTCCTCAATAGTTTGCCCGGATTTACGAATACGCGCTGAGACTACGGGATCTTGAGCCTGTCGTAGGGCATCCCCCAAAGCATCTTGATATGCATTGATAGGGTTACGAGACTTGTTAGACCCACCCGTCGCGCCCGAACGAGATGCCCTCATGCCTGCAAGTTTCTCTGCAAACACTTGTTGCAAAGCCATCTGGGACATTGAGTCATCACGAGCCAAAGACTTCTCTTCAATAGCCGCTGCGCCCCGCGCACCACGCTCTAGTGCCGCAGCAATGTCGTCACCTTTAGCAATGGCAAAGCCCACGGCTGCACGGTTCAAGGCTTTTAGGTTGTCGTACCTCGACGCGTCTACACCAAAGGTATCTCTGATCAGATCCTTCATGGCACCGATCTTTCCCTTAGTTCCTTTGGGTGCGTCTTTACCCATCCCTGCAAGTATAGCGTCGGCCTCTTCAGTCGGGGTTTTGTTTGGGTCGTTAAGAGTAGTCACCGCGGCGGCAAGAGGTGCTGGAGCCGTGTCTGGATTAAGCTCACCGTTGTCTACAGCTTGTGCGCCAAGCTGCTCGGCTTGGGAAAGTGTATCAGCATCAGATGCTTCTGGCTTGGGCTCGGACGGAACATCGGGATTAAGGGACGGATCAGAATATTTTTCAACTTCCTGCGCCAAACCCTCCTCAGTAAACCCGCCTACGGCATCTGGAACAACGGTCTCAGTTACAGTCTCTTGAAACTCAACAGGATCTTGGGTGATGTCCACGGTTGGGCGCACTCGTAGTTTATTACGCCCCCTTGAAACAGAGCCACCCTGATTGTACCCCATGGATGCCTGCATCAACTCAGGTGATGAAGCCATAATCCCTACGGGTTGCTGCATCATAGGTTGCTGCATCATAGGCTGACGTGCATATCTCTGAAACAAAGGACGATTAAGTACGTTCATTATTGACCTCCTAAGACTCCGCCATATCCACCTTGCTGCAATCCTGACAGCCCCATTCCGTAACCCAAGAATGTCTGCGTAGGATTCTTGCTCGGAGTAGAAGAAACACCCATCGTGGACGACAACGACGGAACACCTTGAAACAAGTCCGACAAACCACTTAATCTTTGAAACGGCTCATACGCATTCTCCAAGGCAGCGGCACGTTGCGTATCAAGTTCCGCCTGTGCTTGCTGCTGCTCCAAGGTGCCTAAGTTAAACAGGGCGTTTACATCACGAGAACCCGCAGCCTGTGCTGCTTCTCCAGCCGCCATCTGTGTAGTACCTGCGCCAAACATGCCCTGACCCAAGGATCCAAGACCCTGACCCAAGTTGCCGTATAGCTGTGCAGCGTTCTGTCCACGCTTCTGCGCAGACTCAAAGGCACCCTGTGCTTGTGCTTGCGCTTGTCCATAGGCTTGGGACCGTAGCTGTGCACCAACCCGAGCCTGCTCTCGCGCAGTGTTCCGAGCCAGTTCCTGTTCAGCAACCGCGCCACGAGATCCACCGAATGCCCCTGCGCCAACCGCGCCAGCCCGTATCCGAGCCAACTCACGTCGCTGTTGGTCTCCGATGTCTCGTTGTGTTTCGTCAATCACCTCTTCCACAAAGGGATCGTAGTATGTCTGATATGACTGAGGGTCGTACTCGGCAGCAGTGCCAGAAAGCGCGGTGCCACCAAGTCGTGCCATGTCTACCGCTTCTCCGTAGGTTCCAAGCCCCTGTGCAAACGTCAGAGACGCCGCATCAAACATAGGCTGGTAGCCGCCGATCTGACCCACACCCAACTGCAATGCCGCAGTTTGTGATGGTGTGAAACCAGAGTAACTAACTTCTCCTGTCTGCGGATCTCTATAACCAAACTTAGCAAGCGTTTGTTCGGGGACCGTGGACAGAGGAGAATCTGTGTAGAGACCTGTGGGCTGGGATACAAACGATTCTCCCTCTGACAGAGCGTCCCCTTGCCGAGCTTCCCGTAGGATGTTGCCCTGCGCGTCGGTAACGTATCCGCCATAGGGATCGAAGGCCGAGAACAAAAGACTTTTGAGAAACGCTTCTTGATATTCGGGAAGAAGTTGCTGCGTCTGTTGGAGGTAGGTTTCTTCAGCCATTATGCTCTCTCCTCAAACTGCTTCATCATTTGATACATTTTAGCGGCCCCTTTGGCTCGATCCCCGCCGCCTGCTCCCGCAACCGCAGCGTTGGTCATTACAAACTCACCGTCCGACAACGCCGCTTCTTGCACAGGCTCGCCGTTTTGATAGATCTGAGCGGGGATAGAGTCGCTGGTTCCCGTGCCGGGGCCCTCGATCATGCCGCCCATGGCAAATTCACCTTCTTGCCTTGCACGAATTGCAGCGTCTCTTTCCATTTTAGAATTATAATACTGACCTGTCGCACTGTCTACATACAGAGCGCCGATCCGTGCCCCTCCGTAGCCGGGGCTCCGCTCCCCTGTTTCCATCTGGGCACGTTGTTTGTCAGTCATAACAACCTTCGGGTTGGCTTGCTCACTGCTTGTAAGTAGTGCCGCCATAACATACGGGTTGTTCATCAAACCTGTGATCCCACCCGTGCCTATACCTTGGGCTACTGCTTCGGCTCCGGGCGCGGCCTTTGCCATCTTAGCAGTCTGTGCCATATTCGCCCCTGCTCCACCGCCCGTAAGCATCTGCCCTAATTGAGTGCCGACGCCGCCTTGCGCTTGCGCATTTGCTGCCAACGCCGCGTTCGATCCCACGCCACCTAAACCTAAAGCGGAACCTGCGGTCGCTGCAAAGTTTTGGATCCCGGGAATAGACCCAATACCAAAGCCCATTAAACCTGCTTTAAGTGCGTCCTCTGCATCCCCGCCCCCAGCAAGGCTACCAATACCCGCACCAATAGCGGCCCCGCCGGGACCACCAACTGCCAGACCAACCAGTCCACCAAGGGTCGATAATAAACTCATTATGCTTCTCCCGATATAGGTTCAGGGGCCGTCACTGTAATACTTGTATTACGTCTTTCCGATCCAGTCCAGTTTTCTCCGCAGTCAGGGCAATTCCCGTCTGGGTAACTTGCGATTTCTGCTGGCGTGTCAACGATGTTCTCGCAGTTTACACAATGCAGTGTATCAGAACTTGTCGAAGGTTTCCAGCGGGAGCCGTCTGGCATTGTAATTACAGTCATGTTGTCACCGTTACTGCGCCTACTGTACCTGTTCCTGAAGAACCGCGAACGTATGGCTGGTTGGGTTGTGGTACTCTAACAACTCCATCGTGTTGAAACAATGCCCCCGGCGGGAGACCGCTGTCATCACTTTGCAAATTGGTAATTGTTATCTCTGTCGCTCGAATGTCCCCGGGGTTTTGTACCTGCTCCAAGAACACAGAAAACGAACGAAGCACCTCTGAAAAATACCTTTGCTCGTAATCTGCGGGGGGAATAGGAAAGTAAGGACGGGAGAGACGACGAGACATTAGCGCCTCCCATCTGGTCTAAGATCCAACCGGGGGGATCCTAGCCGCCATGTAACGCCTGTATCGTTGGACTGAATCTTGAACCGCATTTGCCGCCCACGAAGGCGGAAGTAAAGCTGCTCTGTTCGAGAGTCCACAGGAACGGACTGGGTTTTAACAAACGCATCTGTCTGGCTAACCAAGTACGTCCCGTCAGGGGCGTTCTTTACATCTAACGTTATGTTTACGTCAGGTATAATCGCTGTCGAAGACTTGAAGTCTACGTCAGGTATCATCTTGCGAAGCAGCATAAACTGCTCTCCGTCCCCAATATCCATGGGGCTGGACTGTATGTATGCCACGATAGGAGTTACGGGGTCCGTGGTCCCATCGTCAAAGCCAATTTCATGCTCGTAGATGTAGCCGTCTGTGTTGGCGGCAAACGGAAAGTCAAAGATTCCACGGTCTATCCACGCTGTGCGAGCAAACGAGCCGTAATACCAAACCTGTTCGGTGTAGTTGTACACCACATAGCGGTCTACTTCCCCGCTGTTCAGGCTTGGATAGAACCACCAAAGCTCAGAGTGCTCGGTGTTCAAACCCACCGTGATCTTTTCTAGTTCGCCTTCGTTAATGTCGCTAAACACAAAGTCTCGAACCGTACAAGGCAAGCGCTGAACCGCACCAGAGTAAATGTAAAACTCAGAGCGACCCATCCAAAACACAGTATCGTCCACCGCAATCGCAGCATTGGGACCAGCAATTGTGATGTTCTCTGACAACGCAGTTACACCAAACGTAAACGGTGGCCCAAGAAACTGCATGGCGTACAGAGTAGTGTCCGTAAACACTAGGATTTGCTGACGTGTTTCTACGGCAGTGACAATCTCTGAACCCGAGCCCAGTCGCAGTTCGCCAGCCGTGTTCGTGCTTGTTGTCTGCCAGTCGGTCAAAGATTCTTGGTCCGAGAACCGTATAGCCAACGGATCCTGCACTCCGGGGTTGGCTTCTGTGTCACAACCAAAAGCAAGAACGTGTCTATCTCGATCTGAAACCATGACCTGCTTTGCAACTGTCGGGACGCTCTGTCCTCCCGCCAAGCTAGTAATGTCCACGGCTCGTGTGTTCACGGTGCCTGTTTGATCCCAATAGTATATGCCGCCGTCGCGCACGTTGATTAACAAGTCTTCACCAAAGTTGTCGTGCGACCAAAGACGAATTGTGTTTGATACGATTGGATCTGTAGAGGCAGAGCCCCATGTATCACGGCTCCATGTACCTGCACCCCAACCCGCGCCAGCCACGGTGATGTCCAGACCCGTGTTAATCTGGTACGCGCCGACTACCGAGCCGCCTCCGTTGCCTGAGTCGGAACCATTCGCAGTAACGTATGAAGGGACAAGTTGCCCGTCCACTGTAATGTCATAGATGGGAGTATCAGCAGTGCGAGCATCGATCTTATACGAGTTGTTATCTACGACCTCTGTAATCTGATACTCTTGATTTAACACAGCGGCGGTGATGTTGCCGCCTAAAGACGCCGCACCAGAAAACGTGACAAAGTCGTTTACGACTGCGCCATGCGAAGCGTCCGTTACTGTAATTGTGTACGACCCATTGGTAGCTGCAAACGTGACATCCCCTGCTGCTGTAGTCAGCCTAATCGGTGTTATATCGTTGTAAAATCCGCCTTCGTCTATGTAATACTTGAGGTGCGTACCAACGCCAATGTATCTGTCTCGGTCTAATGAAACCCACGGATGAAGCGCACGACATGTTCCGAGAAAAGAGTTGCTGGAACTCTTTTGCCAACCACCAATCTTTTCCGGAAAGCCTTTTTGGAATCGAACATGATCAATGTCGAACCAGCCTCCTTCATTAGTGTACGACGTTACCTCGCGGTTTACGCCGGGTCGAAACTGTAGTTTTGAGAGCGCCATTTATCATGTAATCTCTTCGTAAGTTACGATAATTTTTAGATCATTCGCCGCACTAGCCGTGGCACCCAAAGACTTGTCTTCCTCTAAGTAGATAGGCGTATCTTTCGTGACAACATCAAGGAAGGTGTTTGCTGCAACACTCTTAGCCTGCACTAGTTCCATTGCCGTGCCGCCCAAATTGTCTTGTGTGTAGTACGAAATGGTTGCGTCAGCGGAGTTGGTCCCATCCACGTTGACAACCCGAACTAACGTAATCCGCAGCACTTTGTTTGAGCCGACAGCGTTTTCTAAAACCGAGGTGGCACTCGTTGTGGTAAGGCTGGTAGTGTCCGTCTTCCCCAGCATCGATGTGATGTTTACAATGTTCGGCGCGGTCATGTTCTATCTCCTAACCAAAAATAAGGCTGAAGGCTACGGCCTTGCCTGTTGTTGCTCTTTCTGAAAACGATAGGGTGCCTGACCCATTCGTTACCAAAGTCTCATTTGCGGAACCGTCGCTGGTCGGCAGGGTAAATGCCGCGACAAACGCTTGCAAGTTTGCGTCATACGCCAGAACATCTGTGCCAATCACCACGCCAAGATTCGTCCGTGCCGCAGCGGCGGTCCCTGCGCCAGTGCCCCCGTCTGCAATTGCAAGATCCGTGATCCCAGTTACACTGCCCCCGGTTATGGACACATTGCCCATTGCAAAGTTGGTTGTAAGGTCACTGACCGCGGCCCCTGCACCCGCTCCATCGGCATAGATAATTTTGGACTGACCATTTGGAACGGTGACGTTACTACCAGAGCCTTGCGAAAACACCGCAGACTGCCCAGAGTTATTGTAAACAAAGTAAACATGCTGACCGTCATTCGGATCGATAGTAATGGTGTTAGTTCCAGAAGGTGACCCCGACAAAACAAGCACTTTGTATTGACCCGGGGACAGAGATCCATCGTTCGTGCTTAACGTATGCGTAGTACCCGCAAGAGAAATAGTACCAACGCCGTTAGTCAAACGGTCTATGATGTTCAAGTTTGTGTTAGTGATCGTGCCCCATGTACCCGACTTTTCGCCGTTACGAATAAGCTCTATACCACTGTTATCTGCGTATGTACTAGGCATCTACTTTCCTATGCAGCTATGATTTCTGTCCAGATCGTATCGTCGTCTGGTATAATTCTGCCCCAAACTAGCACGTTTCCAGTTCGACCGCTACCCGCAACTCCAGTAACGGAAACCGCGGCGTTACCCGTGATTGTTGGATCCCCGACCTCTCCCTGTGCAGGGGCCACAGTGCCAATAGGAATAACGCTGTTGATTCGGATACTAGGCGAACCAACCGCCCCTGTTGCCGCTATGCCCACGACCGGAACTATCTGGTCTGTTTTGACTGTGACGCCGCCAACGTTACCTGTGGCTTCAAGTCCCGTAACAGGAACAGACGCTGCGCCTTCTATGGTTACTGAGCCGACACCGCCCGTAGCGGCAATCCCGACAACGGAGATGTTCTGGTCCGTAACTAAAGTAACAGAGCCAACTTGCCCTGTTGCCGACACTCCGGAAACAGGAATGCTGTGCCCTGTTTTAACGGTAACACCGTTTACGGCGGTTGTCGCCTCAAGACCCGTGACCGGAACTTGCGCTTCCCCTGTAATGCTAACAGAGCCAACGCCACCTGTCGCGGCAATCCCTGTCACAGAAATGTTTTGGTCTGTAACTAACGTAACCGAGCCAACGCCACCTGTTCCAACTAAACCTGAGACAGGGACAAAGGTAGTAGAATCCTCCGCCGCTAACGGAGCCGTCGTTAGTGGGGAGAATCCAAGCATAGTTTACGGCTCTCCGTGGTCGTCACACCATGCGTCTACAAGCGCGTCAATAGCAGAATCCGACAACTCATTTTCTTCATCGTCTAACATAGGGTAGTTAGCATCAATGCCACGCACTCTAGTCTTCAACTCAGCGCGAGTAAGCTCCGTGACACTGTCAGGAACATAGTAGTCTCGATCAGCAAGGTCCGGGGACCACCCAACTATCGTGTTGTTGTCGGGGTTTGAAAAGTACCCACCGTCTTCTACCCATGACGGTGCACGTTTGGCACCAGCTTCACGGATTAACATATATTCAAGAATCATCTTTTGCCTCCAGTCGGAGCATGTACTCCGTGTTTGTAAACTCAGTTTTACCAAATAAACGCTCTGCTGTCATGTCTACGCTCGCGCAATATTTGTCCGCCATTTGATCCAAAAAGTTCTCCAGATCATTAGAGTGAGGCACTGTGCCGTCTTTAATAAGCGTGGTTACATGTTGAATGTACCCACTTACTTCAGTCAATGATACCTGTGGGTGGACACCATACTGCTGTAAGTATTCAATTGTAGCTGTACTGGCTCGACCACCATCAAGCAGATTACGATACATAAGTTCAAAGCCACGGCGAACATGATGACGTTTTTCTTCTTTTTCAAACGCCTCTTCGTCCCAATCATCAATACCATGTTTAGCTTTGATGTTTTCATAAGCGTCAATCAACGTAGCGATGTCTTTAAAAGAGCCGTTTATCTTTGACTCTAGCATATCTAGACTAAAACGTTTTTGCCGATGCTCTGCCATAGACACGGGATCATCTTTTGTCGATAATTCTTCTATTTCTTGGACGGTCTTAGCGTGGCTTACCTGCGCCTCCGCCAAAGCTGTTTTACGTTTTTCCACTTCTGCCATCACCTGACGCATCATACGCATAGGCGATTGCCCGTTTAGCATAGTCAACGTCATTAGTGACAAAGTGTGTTGGCTATTATTACGATCAAATGCCCGAGTTTTTTGTTCCAACTCAGGTAAATACTGGTTTACTTTAGCTACAGCCGCCGCGTTAATTTTATCCGCAGATACCGCTGGTAAGCTAAACGTTACTTCATCAGTTGTTGTTAGTTCTCTTTTCATATTATTCTCCCGAACACGCGGCAGGTGCTCCCCTACCCGCAAGTAAATCTCCAAAATCCGTAGCGTTGCCCGGTGTTTGGATTGTCACATATTGTATTGTATTTATCGATTGCGGCACAACTCCCCCATTAAATGTCCCGCGAGTCGCGTTAGCGCACCCTCCTATACCAGAAGCGGCGGCGGTTAAGTCCCCAAAATCTGTCGCGTTCCCTGTGGTTGCTATAGTAAAATAATCAATTGTGTTAAATTTTGCGCCAGTGCCTGCGTTTGAACCGCCGCCGAACACCGCTCTTGTGTCGTCAGAAAAGGCTCCCACAGTAGTAGTTCTTGCCACAGTCAAGTTCCCAAAATCAGCCGCGTTCCCTGCTGTATCAATAGTTACATAATCTATTTCGGCAGGAGCACTACCACTTTTGTTAAAAAGCGCTCGGACTTGGTTTGCCGTACCAGTGAGCCATGTGTAAGTGCCATCTAAATTTCCAAAATCTGTAGCATTATTTGCGGTAGGAAACGTAATAAAATCAATCGTATTTACAGTAGCACTACCGTCGTAACCTCCTGCAAAAAGCCCCCTAGATATATTCGATGCCGCTCCAAGCCCCTGTCTAGCAACCGTTAAGTCCCCAAAATCCGCTGCGTTTCCTAAAGTACCAATGGTTACAAACTGTATAACATTATGAAATGAGCCACTGCCATAACGTCCACCACCCCAAACAGCTATGGACCCGCTAGAACATGCCGGTGCATTTTCTAAATTCCCTAATAAATCTCCAAAATCAACAGCGTTACCCGTAGATGAAATGTCATAGTATTGAATAACATTGTTTCCGGGGGTGCCGCTTGACCCGCCAACCAATGCTCTGTTACCTGTAGCCATTGGAGCCGAGGCTGTAACACCGTACCAAAACCCATTTATTTTTAACTTTAACTCATTGTTCGTTGTGTCGTACCAAACAGCCGCATTATTTGCCCCCGAAGGCTCATACGCTTGCTCATAGTACTCGCGTTTAGGAAAGCTATTCCCTGCCTGTACGTTGGTCGTAAAATTTACCGCGCTACCGCCGTTCTCAATAGAGTCTACTTTTAGAGTGCTCATTTTTAGCCTCCCGATGTTCCACTAATTTTCCAACTAGGGCTTTGACTTAAATCACCAAAATCTGTAGCATTGCCCGTAGTTTGAATCGTGACGTAGTCTATGACCCTTGAATTACTATTCCCCCCGGCAAAAGTACCACGAGTTTCATCCGACGCAGCAGCTAACCCCGATCTAGCAACCGTTAAATCACCAAAGTCTGTAGCATTTCCCGCAGTTTGAATTGTGACGTAAGACATAACATTGGTAGTACCACTACTACCGGGTTGGCCCCCACCAAACACTCCGCGAGTAGCATCACTACATGCGGCTAAATACACTGTTGTTTGAGTCAGATCACCAAAGTCCGTAGCGTTACCGGGAGTCGCAATCGTGATGTAGTCGATAGTATTTTCTGGAGTGAAGAATTGACCGCCAGCCATGACACCCCTAGACCCGTCAGAACAGGCACCAGCATATCGACGATTAGAAGTTGGATTCCCAAAATCAACAGAGTTGCCCGGGGTGGCAAATGTAATATACACAATGTGGTAGCTAAAGAAGCCATCAAGTGGCCCGAAAACACCATACGTCCCATCCGACATGCCCGCACTGTTTTGAGACGCCTCGATAGCGTCTCCAAAATCCGTGGCATTCCCCGGAGTGGCAAATGTAATGTAGTCAATCGTGTTTTGAGACGTTCCTGATATATCACCCGTGTAAAAGACACCTATTATTCTGTTTGACGCAGAACCTGTTGACCCCCTACTTACAGTTAAATCTCCAAAATCCGCTGCATTTGCTGCGGTTTGAATTGTGTAATAGTCAAGATTTTTAGACTGCCCGAGATTAATCACCGCCGTAGCGCCAAGGTACAAAAGTGGGGCCGTCACCGTTAATATGTACCAGCCGTTATTAACGTACTGCCTTGTATTAGTGCCGTCATACCAAACAGCGCCGTTTGCAGGAGAAGAAGGCGTGGATGATCCTGTATAATACTCAGTAGCATTGACAAATGTATTTATGTCTGTACCGCCAACAGTTAGACCTTGACTAAAGTCAGGAGCACCACCCGAAGTGTTTTCAATGTTAGCCGTGTTAAACTTACTCATTGCTATGCTCCTGACGCGGCAGTTAATTTGAACCTAGCTACCGTTAGGTCGCCAAAATCCGCAGAGTTTCCAGTGGTTTGAATTGTTATGTAACTTATAGCGTTAGTATAAACAGATGTATGCCCTCCACCAAACAGTCCGCGAGTTGTGTTTGCACAAGCTGCGTGTTCGTCTGTAGCAACGTTTAAATCTCCGAAATCTGTAGCGTTTCCTGTAGTGTCGATGGTAATGTAATCTATTACATTAGAAGTAGCTGTTGAGCTACTATCGCCCCCTGCAAACACACCCCTAGAGCCATCAGAACAAGCAGCCAAACGCGCTCTACTTCCAACGGTAAGAGCCCCAAAACTGGTAGCATTTCCTGTCGTAGCAATAGTAATATATTCTAAAGAAGTGCCAGTCCCATTAGAGCTAACACCGCCGTAAACACCCCTTGTTTCCGAAGACACCCCAGCATTAAATCTTGTTGCTACAGACGTATCCCCAAAATCTGTAGCGTTTCCTGTCGTAGCAATAGTAATGTAGTCGATAATGTTTTGTGCTGTATTAATAGACGCACCGCCAATAAAACAACCACGAGTACCACTAGACACAGAAGCTCCCTCGTACCTTGCTTGCGTCAAATCGCCAAAAGTTGTTCCATTACCTGTCGTAGCAAAGGTTATGTATTCGATGTCGTTTGTTTGGTTGCTAGTCCCAGCACTGTCGTTTAATGTACCACCTGCAAACACTCCTCTTGACGAACCATCACCCGAAAGTCCAAAGCACCCAGCCATTTCAGAAAACTCATTCCTAAGACTTAGCTGCCCAAAATTAGTAGCATTCCCTGTGGTTGATATTGTAACGTAATCCATTAGTCCGGGATTGTTTCCAGAGGCATCAACCCCCTCTGCAAATACTCCTCGGTCCCCTAAAAATGGAGGGGGTGGTGGCGTTGCATCTATCTTATACCAAGCTCCGTTAACGTACATTTTAAACTCGTTGCTTGACGTATTAAACCAAAGCTCACCATTTTCTGGAGAAGACGGCTCTGAACCAGAAGCCACGTACTGCATCTGAGGAACAGAGGCTAACGCTGTACCTGCTATAGTTACCCCGTCAGGAATGTTCGGTGCGCCTGTGCCTGCCACGTTGATAATTGTATCTACTTTTAACGTCATGTTACCACCGTCCAAGCTGACCCCGAAGGAACCGTTACAGTTACACCATTGTCTATCGTAATTGGTCCCGCAGACATAGCGTTTTTGCCAGACGTAATAGTGTAATCTGCCGTTACGTTCGTGTTGTTTTCGTAAAACACACCACTACTAGCACCTAAAGCGTTCCCATCAATCGTCATGGACCCGCTAGTTGCAGAGATGTCGTTAGTCTGGTGATTGATGGTTAATGACATAGTTTATACCGCCGTTGATCCGTCCATATCGTCTTGGTCCATGACCCAAGCATAACACTTATCGAGAAAAGTAGAACCAGATTTTGCTTCTACATCTGTGAGGTTTGCACTGTAGCGTTTAAAGTCTACCTCACGAGTGTCATCGTTAGGTGAGCTTGTAGCATATGCACTCAAGTCAATCATTACTGAGAACTTTGGATCAGTTCCACGTTGGCGTGACACAGCCGCTGTCACGATGCGGTAGTAAGCGTTGTTGAATGCGATGCCGTATTGAGAGGCACCTTCTGCGATATTATGTTGAATAGCCATTAGTTTCTCCTTTAGGCGTAAGTTACTTCAGATGTATGGATCGTAGCGACCCAGCGAATGTTAACGGCTGCACCAGTGACCGTGATTGCTAGTGCATTATTTGTGTTGTCTGCACTTAACGCCATGCCCCAAGATGGGGTGTTGTCTAGCACTGTCGTCGCAGAGTTAATAAGCGTTGTCGTGCCACCGTTGTTTACGATCAAGCCCTCTACCTTCCATGCCGCTGCATTGGCAGAACCAGACTGCTTGGCAACGATTGTGCCGTGAAATGCGTATGCTGCGTCTGTAGGGACAATAATTTGTTCGGTAGTAGGTGTCCCCCCACTATCAGTTGCTAAAACAGTTGCAGTTGCATTGGTTGTTGATGCTCTAAGAACAAACAAACCAGCTTGTGAGTCCCCAGCAGAACTTAGACGTTGGTTACTAAATGCAAATTTACCTATGCTGTCAGATTTAGCGTAACTGCCAAAAGCAAAACTCCTTTGCGCCATTGCCTCTGAGTAAGAACCAATAGCAACCGCTGCGTTAGCATTTGTTCTTGTACTAGGCCCAATAGCAATTACTTCTGTGCTTGACGCTCTCGCAAGCGCTCCTATTGCAATACCCTGTGTGCCGTTAGCACCATAAACAGAAGAGTTAGTAGTTATGTTAGCAGCAAAAGCATCAGTTCCACCTGCATACGATTCTTGTATAGCGGTAGCATTTGTGCCGTTTGCTAACGCTTGATCGCCAAGAGCCAGAGCATAATTGTTTTGTGCTTTTGCTTGATAACCCAAAGCAGCAGCACCAGCGTGGCTTGCGTTAGCCGACGTACCTATCGCAACACTAGAAGCACCTGTGGCACCATTAGAGCTACTGGAGCCTATGTTAATAGCTGTAGAGTTACTACCTGACGCTAAAGCACCACCAATAGCAACAGAACCACTGCCTGTTGCATTAGCTGACTGACTACTACTGCTTGCACCTAACGCTGTACTATAATTACCGCTTGCTGTTGTTGATTTACCAAGGGCTATACTGTAGCTACCACTTGCGGTGGAAAAATAACCTATCGCGGTAGTGTACGCATTTGATGACGTAGCCGAATAACCTGCGGCAATTGCGCCTATTTGCGTGGCGTCACTCTGATACCCCATCGCAATACTGTAGCTACCACTTGTGGAGGACTGATACCCTATCGAAATAGAACCGTTGGCAGAAGAACCTGTATCGGATAAATAGCCCATAGCTACGCTATTAGCACCTCTAGCACCATAGCTGGATGAGTTGCTTGCGATAGCTGCGGCAAAGCTGGAAGCACCAGAGGCGTAAGATTTAGTTAAGGCAGTGGCAAAGCTGTTTGATCCCGCCGCAACACTATCTGCGCCTATCGCTGTGCTGTATGGCGCTGCCGCATTAGAGTTTCTTCCATAACTTGCTGCGCCCTCTCCTGTTGGATTACTACTGTGCTGGTAACCTATGCTTACACTTTGCAACCCAGAAGCCTCTGCCCCGTTTCCCGCCGCAAAAGAAGTGGCTCCCGAGGCTGTTGCGAGCCGCCCAATGCTAACAGAATTAGTGCCAGTGGCAGTTGGTTTGGTGGAAGACCCATCGTAGTTTTCAGCATAAAGATCAGCACCAGCAGCATCTGCGAAGCTAACTACACCTGAGCCGTTTGTAGTAAGCACCTGATTGGCACTTCCGTCGGATGTTGGTAGGGTATAAGTTTCTGAAATACGTACAGTTGCAGTCGCATCGCCAAGCGTAATTTGATTTGATGCAGTTGTTACAGCATTTTTGCCGATAGCTACTGAGTTTTCGTGCGCAGAGTTTGCGCTCTTTCCGATAGCTATAGCTGATGACTGACTTGCCGAAGCTCCTACGCCAATAGCAATCGAATTATTTGCTGACGCCGTTGCATCACTCAAAGCCAAGCTGTCATTACCAGAGGCAATAGCACCTTCGCCAAAGCTCATAGCATTTAAGCCTGTGGATTTAGCTAAGTAACCCAAGGCCACACTGTATGCACCAGTAGCGCCGTAGCTAGACGTGTTGTTTGCAATAGCTCCTGCTAGACTATAACTGCCTGATGCCCGTGATTTGCCTAATGCTACAGCATCACTTCCTGCACCTTTGGCATCGTTGCCTAATGCACTTGCGTTTATTGAAGTGGCATCTGCGGAAGTGCCAATAGCTGTACCATAAGTACCAGTGGCATCAGTAAAGTTACCAATAGCTATACCGCCGGAAGTAGCATTAGCATCACGACCTAACGCGAGAGAAGGAGAACTACCATTAGCTGTAGCATTGGCGTTTATACCAATAGCAACGTCATCGTCTGAAGTAGCTGTAGCACTGTCGCCAATGGCTATAGCGTTTGCACCCGTAGCACTTGGCTGGGCAGCAGGGGAGCTTTCGTTTGCATCGTAAAGTGCTGCGCCAACCGCAGAAAAAGACAAAGCGCCCGAACCATTTGTGACAAGCGCGGTTCCCGCCGCACCGTCCGACGTTGGTAGGGTATAAGCGCCGTTGACGTTTACTGTGCCTGTCGTTTGAACCCCTGTACTTTTTGTGGCTAATTTCTGACTGCCATAGTGTGATAATTGTACTTCACCAGTAACGCCATTAAGAGTAACATATGGAGTTGGGCTACCACTACCATTATCCGCTTCCAGAAACGTATAGCTGTCTGCCTTGGTGTTTCTGATATAGGTATTCCCATACAAATCAATGTAGTTGGTTCCGTTGTGATACAACATCATATCATCGCCGTTACCGACAATAATTCTGGCGTTGTCTTTTACCTCCATCGCATCGTTTGAAACATCAAACTCAATATTGGCGTTAGACCCTTGATAAATAACATCACCAGTAAACGTACCGCCTGTCTTAGGCATTAAGGTGGAGGTGTCTATGCTGCCCCAAGCGTAATCCGAACCATTCCAGTTAAGGTATTGCCCACTGCTCGCACCGCTTACATTTATGTGAGCATCTACAAGCGGATTTACGTTCCCCGCGTCTGTTACGTCCGCCCCTGTCTCAATACCACCAAGTTTAGTGTTTAACGCGGTGGTGTAGGATGCGGTGGTGGCGTCCAAAACGCTGGAATACGCTTGTACGTCGGAACCAATAGCTACGCCAAGGTTCGTGCGGGAGGTGGACGCATTGGCTAGATCAGACAGGTTATTGGATGGTTGTAATATATCTTCGGCAGCGGCGGTAATAAAGACTTCCGCATTTCCGCTTAAAGAAATTGCCGAGCCTCCACTTGAGCTTTCGCTAGGAGTTCGAGAAAGAGTGGTCCCACTAGCCGTGTAAGTCCCAAGACCCAGTTCCCAGCTTGTACCATCTTGAATCGTGTACCGGACTTGATCGCCGTTACTAACTCCTGCCGCAGCGAAACTTTGGTAGCCTGAAAGAGCAGAACCCAGAGTTATTGTACCAGTACCCGTGGTACTGGTGGACATTTTTGCCCTGTTCTTTAAAACAGCCATAGTCGCACTCGCTTATGCTATGCGGATAATTGCGTTACTCGCGTCCGCCGTTGGAAAAACAATCTGAAAGTCTCCAGCCGAAGAAGATTTATCTGAACCAAAATCCAAAATCACGACGGAGTTAGTCGTTCCAGATGCTGCTCCCGCAGTAGTATTGTAGATCAAAGCACCACGCGCTGTAATCGTAGCTGACGTAAACGTAAGGTCCGAGAAGTCTGTCAACGCCGTAGTGCCCGACGATGTAGGCGTTACGTTCACCAACGTTCCGCCACCCGCGCTATATGTGCCTGAGTTACCAACCTCGTTTGAGCTTGTGTAGTCAGTTGTAGCTGCGTTGAATGACGCGTTATTGTCGTACAAGGCGAGCTTAAATGTGTCGCCAGTTCCGTTCGTAAAGTTGTGCGTAGCGGTCATCAATTCTTTCTTGAAAGACGTACACATGTAGTTTCCACTAAAGGCCATTTAAAGTCTCCTTATCAATTCTGCCAGTTCAGGGTTGCCAGCATCTTTAATCGCATTATACACAGTTGTCCTATCGCTGTGAATAGCTTGTCTCAGGTAGTACGCAATGACTGTTTCCACATGACGGGAAAAAGCCTTTGCTTGTTCTTGGATCGCTGGATGGGCAGAATCAGATATCGAAATAATCTTTTCTACACATTGCTCTGCAAGCTCGTCTGGGTTAAACCCGCGATTACTTGTTGTTCGTACCGATACTACCGCGTCTTTGCGGGGTAAGTCAAATGCTGCTAGTGTCATTGTTTCGCCCTTATAACTTTACCAGTGCGATATTCGTCCGTAGTTTCCTTGGCTTCACCCAAAAGTTTAATGCCCAGTATCGACTCCTGAAACCTCTGCGTATACATCTGCATAACGTCGGGCTCGCCCTTCATATAGATGTAAGCCTCAATCAATGCGCCATACAGCAAAGCCATTTCAGCGTTTTGACTTAACCACGTTGTACCACTATCATCTCCTTCGGTTATACTCCGAGGACGATAAAAATAATGAAGCTCCGCCGTATACGCCGCGTTAGGCGTCGGGGCCATCAAAAAGTTATCAACATCAAACTGGCAATAATACTTCGGCTCCCCCGTAGTCGTGGGATCCGGGGTGTACGTCTGCACAAAACTCGGGTCTTTAAACTCCACAAAAAACTTGTCGCCGTTTGACCCGGTCATACTTAACGAAAACGGAGCAAGGAAGTCCGCTGGCACTTTAATGTATTGAGCGGCGGCACTGCCCGAGTTAGTCGTAGCAGTAGCGTTTTTTCGAAACAAACTTAACTGCACACTTTTAAGTATTCGCTCCTCAGACAGACGAATAAACAACGGTATGTTCGTTACATACCCTGTTTCTTCATACTCAGTGTAATCCTTAATAGCCTGCTTTAGCTGCCCATATGTCATCGTCATGTGTTGATCTCCACTGTGCCAACCGAACCCACAGCTACTAAATTGTTGGGCGGAGACAAGCCTTCTTGGTAGTTAAAGCCCACCGGATTCCATCCCCACTGTAGAGCGCGTTGTTCAGCCAGACCACTTTCCGGTCTAGGGTTGCGCAAGGCTTGTGGATCAGGGCCAACTCTCGGAGGATATAGCTGCGGGTGCTTCGGCTCAAACTCATCTGGCCCCACCAACGCACCTGTCCACTCCTGCTTCATGTCCCGCAAACGATAACGAAACCCGGACCTGTCCGAAATACCCCAAGCGTTTTTGTTAGAAGCAAACGACATTAGACCCTCAAATACCTAGCACTTGGCTGTAACTTCAACGGAACTCGGTCCTCGTCTTCTTCCGCGGCACGTTGAAACTCTTCTTCATACACCGCTTTTAATATCTGTATCCGTTCCGGAGCACGTTTCATAGAAAGGTAGTAGGATAAACCAGCAACCATACAAGGATAAAAACGGAAAGGCATATCAGTAGTGTTGACCAACGCATCGGCATCCTCGATCCTTTGAACATAATAGTAAATTAACTGGTCCGTAGAATTTTCAGGTGTTTGCCACAACGTTATTACAGGATCGATCTGCCTGTTGAAATAAAACTGTGACGGACGGCCTTGATCAGTCTTGTTCGGAAACGTCAGATAATCGCCGCGACTAATACGCTCGACTTCGTAATCCGTCCCGTCCCTGCGCAAAACCATCTCCAACATACCAACGACATCCGCCGTCAACGTATAGGTGGATGTGCCTTGCACCAAGTCAGTCGTACCTTGCGCCACGGTCCAGAGGTTTAAACCTCTGTTCGCCCAGTCCGCAAACATCAGGTTTAGAGACCGACGCGCTGTCCGAGCATCATACCCAGTGCGAACTTCCAGTCCGCACCGCTCATACGCCTCCTCAATTATCTCACCGACATCGAGGTTAAAATCTCTTGATCCTGAAGTTGTCATTATCTACACCATCTTTGTGTCACGAACACCGCGACCCGCCATTACACAGCCGCCGTTTTTGTAGCCTTTCTTGACCATGCCGCCGCCCATGTAGCCTTTCTTAACCATGCCGCCGTTCTTTTTTTCAATCACGCCACGACCAATCAACACATCTTTTTTAGTAACTTTTCCGTCTCCGCTAAGATCTTTCATAGCATACTCCTTTCGGTTATCAAAACACTCTTACCAAGCCACCATTGGCCTTCTTATTCTTCCAACTAATACGTTTGGAAGACTTCTTCTTTTTTGCAGCAGACGTACATTGCGCTTTCGTGGGACGACAAGCAGGATAACCTTTTCGTTTCTCCCCCTTTTGACGACCACAAGGTTTACCAGTTTTACAATCAATCCAACCTTTTCCGTTGTTTTGAGAAAACCATTTACGCAAAGAGTTCTTTTCTGCCACTAGAACGTCCTCGTACTTTTCCGTCTGCTTTCTTCAACGCAACCGCAACCGGAAGCAATCATCCCCCCGTTACGATATCTATTACGAGCAGGGCGTTTAGGGTTGTCCACGGCTGCGATTAAACCGCCTTCCGCTTTTTTAGTAGAGTTTCCCCAGTTTGCGGCTCCTACTTTTCGGCACTTGGACAGGGCCCCCGAGGCGTAAGCGCTGGGCCAAACCTTGTACCGAGCCTTTACCTTTCGATAACACGCGTCTTTTTTTGACTTTTTCTTTGCCATTAGTTTGACCCTCTGGAGGCTTGGATATCTGGAACGGCATTGATGTTCTGCTTATGCTCATTGTACCGTGCACTCCGTACTAAAAAATCCTGCCACATTGGTTTGATCATGTCATAGTTTTCACCGACCCTGTAGGTAATTACCGCGGTGTCCGCTTTAAGTTGATACAGTTGCAACGCGCCCCAGCATAACAGACCAATGGTAATTACAGACGCTAAGTTATTAAAATCAACTTTCATTACCAAGCCTTACATGACCAATACTTGGCCTTTAGTTTATCTAATGTACCCTTATCACAACCATGACGGTCCCTAAACGACTTGCGCCGTTTAGGATTAGATTTTTTAATGGACATCTTGGCATCGCCAAAACGAATGATCTTTTCTTTGCCTTTGGCACATGCTTTAACAACAGACTTTTTACCGCCAGATATCTGACGTTTAGGCTTGTTGCACTTCATCTTGGCTTTATCAATTTTAGCCATGAGTCCGTCCTATGCTAAAAGAATTGTCAGTTCGTTATTCGACCCCGTAAACGCAGAGACATACACTCCCGACGTAAACAGCATACCGTTCTCCGGAATATACACTTCGTTCATTCCAACGGGAAACTTCTGAACCAACAACGTAGCGCCACCATTACCATTAGTAAGAGTAAAAGAGCCTGCTGCTTCGGCGTATATGTTTACGGCCTGAAGTCTGGATCTCGACGGCCCTATAAGAGCCGCCGCTGAACCTTGCGCATAATTATACGCTGTAATGTCTGAGCCAGCCATGTGTGAACCCCCTTATGGACGGATTACAGTGTTGTAAGCCTGCGCATACAGAATAGTAATCACAGCTACACCCGCCGTGGTCGCTACGCTGTTAGTAACGGTCAGCTTTAGATCCGCCGTTCCTGTGTTTGCCCACTCCCCTGTACCACCGCCTTGTGTGGTTACCGTCTTGAGACCCGCACTTGTACCTGTGGCAAGCGCGTTAAGAATTGTAGTCGCCCCGCCAACGGTATCACCAACGCTCAAGTTAGTGGTGGCATTCGCAGCCGTAGACAAGTCCACGATACAATCAATAATCTTGGAGTTCGCTGGAATAACCATGTCGGTTGCGCCTGCTGCAATCGCTCCACCGGAAAGATCCATTGTGTGTGTTTGCATCATTACAACGTAGCCTACGTTAGCGATGTTCTCGCCTACAGTGGTTCCTGTTGTATTTCGAATGTTCCCTGCCCGGATTGGGCCTGAAAAAGTTGAGTTAGCCATGAAGATCTCCTGTCTTGGCAAATGTCAGCCGCACCATGCGACTGTCAGGGATACCAGAACAATACATGACATTTGAACAAAAAGAAAGGGGCTACCGAAGTAGCCCCAGTCTAACCGGGAGGAGGTATGAAAAGTACCTACCTCAGTAACATAGCACAGTTTAGGCTCCGGGGGAACCGTAAACACAACGTGGGTCTGAGAACCCAAAGCTGTAGCGCTCACGAGCTTTGAACCGCATGTTTCCGGTATCAAAGTCGGCTTCCATGTTTGTTGACAAAGCAGAACGCTCAAAGTGGATCATACCACGAGGTGCGTCAGTCATAACAAAGAAGTGATCCGGGTCAGTGAAGAAGTCGTTGACGGCATAGCCTTCAGGCAACATTCCCATAGACCGGATTGCGTTTGTGTCGTTGTCCGCTGTACCTACGCGTAAGTTTGAAACCATCAAACGCTCTGCAACGAATTGCAGTTGACGTGGGATAAGAAGTTTCGTGCCGCGTAGAGCAACTTTCAAACCGCGCTCATCAACAAAACCAGCGATATTGATAAGGGCATCTTCCAGAGATGTCTCGTTCAAATCTGCTGCTGTTGCTGGAGTGTTGGCAAACGTACCACCGTTAGTAAGAGGGTGGTTAGTTGCACACAATGCAACGCCGTCACCGCCTGCGTTCGCACCACCTGTAAAGGCGTTGTTGAGAACCGCAGCAGCTTTAACCTGCTTTGTGTGTGCCATTGAGCGAGCCAACGCACGAGTGTAACGCGAGCCAAGACGATCATACAGATTGTCTTCGATAGCTTCCTCTGTTATAGAGAAGGCCAACGCGATAGTTTCGTGGTTGTAACGAGCAGTGTATGCTTCGTTAGCGTCGTCAAAGTTGACCGCAGAACCTTCCGATTTGGTTGGTGCCGCTCCGAACCCACTCAACATCACTTCCTCTTCGAATGCTCGATCAGAAGATTCTGTTGTGTAGATCTCTGCGTGTTGGTTTTCGTACCTGCTGTACTCCATACCAAACAACGCATTGAGGCCCGGTTCTAGCTCTTTCGCTAGTTGTGCGCGAGAAATAGCCATTCTTTAGACCCCCTATACGCCAGTAGTTGACGGAGTACCAGCAACAATCGCGCCATTGGCGGAATTGTAACTG